GCGAAGCTGGTCAATGGTCATTCCGCTGGCGTTCAGTTCATTTGACAGGTAATTGCTCGGATTTTCCAGGTCAATCAGCGGTTCATACTCACCGTTTTCGTTCATCGAGAACGTGACATAGAAATTAGTATCCGGATTGATCGCTTCCTCAGTCTCTCCCGGAATCTCCTCTGTAGCCAGTATCTTCTCGCCGTACTCTGTCTCCAATGCAGTGATCTGCCCGCGCTTGTCCTCGGCAGAAGCCTTGGTTTTGTCAAACGTAGTCCTCAGTGCCAGTGACTCAAAACTCTTCGCAACATACTTCTCTTCAGCCTTCACGCTCTGCTTGGTCGCCATGCTGGCAATCCATTCCTTGTTCGCCAGCAAGTCCATGTTCACCGGGCCGGTAACGTTCCCGCTCATAACGGCAGAATACGCATCCACCAGCGCCTGCCCGTTGAACAGAGGCATATTGCCAAAGTGATTCCGTTCCTGTTCCGTCAGCCGATCCCACAGTGAATTTGCAACATTGATAACCCGCTGGGTCATCATCGCGTTGTTCTTCTCTTCAATGGTCTGCTCACGGGTAACCCCGGCAAACACTTCTTCTTCTCGCGCTGCCAGCGGTCCGGGAGTTGTCTGCGGTCCTGGAGTCGGTGTAGGCTCCTTCTTTGTCTTCGCTTTCCCGGTCGCCGTAGGCCCAAGCTGAAGTTCTTCCTCTGCGGATTCCATCACCTGTGCTGTCGGTGTAGGATCGCTCATGCTGTCAAGGTTGTCATCAGAATCAGTCTGCATGGCAAGGTTCTTGTCGCACATATCCTTCAGCTTCGCAAGCAAATCTGCGTACTTGTAGTTGACAGGTCTGCCGAGCGTTACCATGTTGCCGAATTTTTCTTCGTCTTCAAGGCTGGCATCCATTTTTTTCAGAATGTCGAGCTTTATTTCATCTTTGCCAACAGTGATTGTCCCTTCTGAATACCAACGATCCAGGGTTTTCTTTGCTTTGTTGTAATCGGTTGAACTCCCAAGCCGTTTAAGAATTTCGCCCTCAAGCGCAGCAACTGCACTTTCCGCTTCGTTTGCATTGGCCACAGCCTGCTGGGCTTTTTTGAACATACTCTTCCGGGTTTCATCCTGGCTGAACGCATCATCCTTATGGTCAATAAGGAACTGATTGTCAAAGCTGCTAACACCGTAATATACGCAAACATCATCAACGCCAACGGCACTCACAGAATACGGATTGAAACTGGGATCTTTCGGATTGAGCTTCTTCGCAATCTCTTCATTATATTTCCATACGTTGCCTTCTCCGTTGTAGCTGTTCGCCATTGCCTGATAAATGTCGCCCTGGTAGTCCGGGTTTCTCGCCTGCCAGATCGTGGCATACAGGTAGTCATCGGAGAAATCGATAGCACGGTTCAGCTCCATGTACTCATGCTTGGCTGCCTTCGCTTCCATACTGTTCAGCGTAGGATATTTGGAAGAGAAGTTGTCCCGTACCTTGTCTATGATCTGTTTATCATCCAGGTTCAGATCCTTCCGGTTTGCCCAGTACTGTGCTTCTTGGAATGCGGCATCCCGTTCCAGTTCTGCCTTCTGTGTGTCCGGTTCACTCTTGCCGTACTGATAAAGCCAGTACGCAATCTTTTCTTCCTTGGTCGCCTTGGCTCCTGGCTTTGTTGGGGTGTTCGTAGTGCCGTCCCGTTTTAGGTATGTTTCGATATACGCATTCGTCTCCGGGGAATTATACCATCCGGATTCCAGAGAATTGACATCAAATCCAAGCTCTGCCAGATATTCCCCGGCACGGTTGGTCGGAGAGGAATACGGCTGATAATAGATTGATGTCGGATTATGGATGTTTTGAGCGAGGATATCAATTCCACGCTGTGCATTGGTAGGATTCGTTTTCCCAAGCTGGAAAAGCTGTCCAAGTGTACTGCGAAAGGTTTTCTGCTCAGGCTGTTGCGGAGTGGGCGTATACATATTCTGCTGATAAGCAGAAGTATCTTTATTTGAAGAAGCAGAGAGCTTCCCTTCAGAGTTGAAACCGATATTGATGCTCAGAGAAGGAGTCGGTGTCGGTGTAGCGGTCGGTTGTGGCGTATTATTGTTTATTGTGAAGTTGAACTTTGGTGTCTTGATTTTTTCTGCCATAATCAAAACCTCCGAACTTATTTATTCAGTATCTTGTTCAGAAGGGAAATGCTTCCGCTCGTTCCTGCCGGTTTGTCTGCCGCGATCAGCGGATTCTTTGCGTAAAGACCTATCGTTGTACTCCCGGAAGAACCGGATGATCCACCGCTACCTCCGTTCAGAAGGTTGTCCAGTTCCGCATCAGGGTTTTCAGTTGTTGTGTCGTCCGTTTTTGTTGTGTTGTTCTTCTTGCTTCCACCGCTACCGGAACTCCTCGCCTTCACCCGCATCGCGTTGTAGTCCTCTCTCGTCAGCCCGGCTCTGGCAAGCAAGGCATCCGTAACCTCACCGTCCTGCGCGGCAGCAGCCACAATATAGTTGTAGGCAAGCTTCTGTTCATCAGACATCTTGTTGTAGTCAAACTCCTGTTTCCACTGCTCCTGCTGGGCTTCCCACTGCCTCTCATTGAACGCCTGCTGTACTTCCCAGTTCGCCTGACTCTGGGCATTCTGTTCCCGCTGAAGCGCGATGTTCTCCGCAAACTGGCTGGCACTCTGCGCTCTGTCCAGGGCATTCTCGCTGCTCTGCCAAGCCTGCTGTGCCTGGGTCTGGCTCTGGGTAAACGCCTGCTGGGCAATCCGTTCCTGCGTGTTATACGCCTGCTGTGCCTCGCGCTCCCCGGTGTTGTACGCCTGCTGGGCAATCCTCTCCTGAGTGCTGTACGCCTGCTGTGCTTCGCGTTCTGCCGTCTGGTATGCCCTTGCCTTCTCCGTTTCACCGCTCTGCCAGGTCTGCTGTGCTTCACGCTCGGAAGTGTTGTACAGTTGCTGTGCCAGTCTTTCGCTGGTGCTGTACGCCTGCTGGGCTTCACGCTCGGAAGTCTGGTAGGCTCTCGCCTTCTCGTTCTCTCCGCTCTGCCATTCCTGCTGGGCTTCGCGCTCAGAAGTCTGGAACTTCCGCGCCGCCTCCGCTTCATCAAGCTGGCTCACCCGGTTCTGGTAGTCGGCAATCATCGCTTCGCCGAGCCTGGTACGCTCCTTCGCCTTCTGATCCTGGAGGCTGGCAAGGGTCTGCGCTGCATAGGAACTCCTCTGCATACCACGGGCAAGCATCGACCTGTCCTGCTGGCTGATCGCCTTGTCATACTGCTTATCGGAATCTTCCATCTGCTGTCCGTAGGAATATCCGAGGCTCTGGTACAGCCTTGTCCGGGTATCCTGGGCATCCACTTCTTCCTGGTTCGTGGCTTGCTTTGCTTTCGTGTAGTCTTCCAGTTTCGTTGTTGCCATCAGAATCACTCCTTATTCTTCCGTGACAATGCTGCCCGGATAATTGTTCTTCAATGCTTCAGCCTGTGTCTTGCCCAGCCCGTGAATGCAGATCATGTAGGTCTTTTCCTTCGGCTCCGTTTCGATCTTGGAAACCGCCTTCTCCAGCTCTTCCCATGTCAGCGGTCCGCATACACCGTCAACCGCCAGCTTATGGTCGCTCTGGAAGTTCTTTATCGCCTTCTCCGTGGCGCTTCCGTAATCTCCGTCAATGCCCCACTTCCCCAGGTCATATCCCAGCCGGTACAGCATCGTCTGGCACTCAATCACTTCCTGACCTTTACTGCCCTTCCGGATAGTCGGTCGCCAGCCGGGATTCACAGGGAATCCGTTGTTTTCTTCATAGCTCACGTTCTTCAGTTCCCCCCAGTATGTCCATTTCGTAGCCGCTATATTACTCACGCACACCCCGGCCTGCGTTCCAGAAGCCTCAATCACAATTCCCTTGCTCCCGCCGACATACAAACCGATGTGGCTGTAGTTATCCCTGTCGCGCTTATAAACAAAAACGGCAGTTCCGGGTTTCAGCGTTTCCCCGTCCAGCCGTTTTCCGTTTTGTAGTTTCCCTGTCTTCTTGCAATAGCTCCGGAAGATCGTGTTGCTCCCGTGGGCAATGTATGCTTTGAACTGATTGAATGCCCACCGGAAAAGCCCGGAACAGTCGGCAACGTAGTGTCCGATCCACTTGTCCCCGTACAGCGCAGCTCCGTAGTAGTTGTCATCCTTCGCTTCGCTGTTCTTCTTCCATGTGGTTCCGTACTTGGAAACCATGTAGTTGATCTTCTGTTTCTGCTTGGCTTCCGTCCACAGATCCCCGGCGGTTCCCCAGATATATCCCCACTTGTTGTCCAGGGCATACTCAAACTTTGCGATCAGTTCTTCTGCTGTCATGCTTCTCACCGCCCTTCCAGTTCCTCGGATTCGTCCCCATAACGATCACCCAGTCGATCACACCGATGGTTACCATCACGCCGATCACAATCCATCCAGCAACACTCATACTTTTATCTCCTTATAAAAAACACTCCCCGTAGGGAGTGCGTGTTTCAGTACCGTCCGTAGTAGCGTTTCCGTGGTCTTGTCTCTTCGCCCCGCATCGCTTCGTAGGTCGCGATGCATTTCAGTGCGTGTGCCATCTTGTCGATGTGTTCCAGGTCCTGGGCTGTCAGCTCGTTCCCGTCATCGTACTTCTGGGCGATCTTGTCCAGTTCCCGGTGCAGTGCATCGTACAGAACATCAAACATCCCATCGCCCCCTTAAACCGTGGGCGTAAGAGCCTGAATGATCTGCGCGGTCTGCGCGGTCTGGCTGGCAGCGAGGTTAGCCATGTTCAGTTGGTTCTGGAGATTGACATTCTGTGCGCGGAGTGTCTCGATCTCCTGAGCGCAGAGTTTGTCCAGAATCGCCTGGGTCTGGTTCTCAATCGCAAGCCGTGTTGCCGCGCCTTCTGCCTGCACAATGTTCTGGGTCTGGACGGTTGCCAGCCTGTTATCGCAGCAGCACTGTGCAAGCTGTCCCTGGATGCCGTTGAAGCCCTGGAGGATGGATGTCTGCACATCGAAGCTCCGGTTCAGATCTGCCATCTGGTTTCCGGACAGGCTGGTCTGGATGCCGTTGATGCCGTTGACAATCGCGCTCTGGTCGAATCCTCTCTGAACATCGGCTCCCACAAACCCGGCTGCATTATTTCCCATACCGCCGAATCCGTTGCCCATGCCGAGGAACAGGAACAGAAGAATCAGCCACCATCCATTCCCCATTCCGTCCATGCCACCTGTAGGCATGACGGGCATGTAAGTAGATGTTTCCATTTGTATGTCTCCTTTTATGATATTTACAAGCCGCCTGCGCACTGCGGTTTGCAGCTTGACATATCATGGAGACATACGTTACAATACCTTTGTCAGTAGGAGTATGTTCAGCATACCTCCATGAACCGTCAGGAAGTGCCACCTTCCCGGCGGTTTTTATTTGCCGCCCATCCTTTGGATCATCGGCATGATCCTTGCCAGCAACGGGCTGCTCACCTGTCCTGTCATAATCAGGTGCTGTACCATCGCTTTCGGATCGTTCGCGATCTCCGGGGGAATGTTGTATCCTGCTCTCTGAGCCATCCCCTTCGGATCGTTCATCACTTGCTGAAGCTGTTCTGGGTTCCAGTTCATTCTCTCGCCCCCTTCACCTGTATTATGGCAAAGGAAACGCCCGCTGACGAGGAAGCCAACGGGCAATTATTTGGCAATTTTTTTGAGCTGTTTAAAGATATAGTTTTCGTTCTTGTCGATTATATCCCAGACCTGTCTTCTGGAAAGGTCGAATTCTTCGGCAAGTTTCTCAAGTGTGATTCCGTAGAAGATATGCCTTGAAACAATTGCTTTGTTTCTTTCCGCATTTCTTCCCATGATCCACTGATCTATGGCAGATTCAACTTGTTCTTTGCTCACATCAAGGGGAACTTTCCTGGACATCCGTTACCCCCGTCCTCTGGAGCATATCCAGCCAGTTTTTCTCACGGGCAGTATACCCAGTCACGAACACAAGAATCGTAATGATGAATGTAACGCATACGCAGACCAGCGCAATCAGCATCCGTCTGTTCGCCCGGTTATAGTGCATCAGTACGTTCTCATGTGCGAAGAAAGGCACACAGGCAGTCTTTTCTTCGCAGTTCTTACAGTCAGCCATTCTCTTCTTCCTCTTCTTCCTCCGGAAGCACTTCGTAGTCAATCATGTTGACATTCGCGGCATCCACAAGCCCTTCGCCGATGATGAATGCCACAACCGCAGCCCCGGACATAATCAGAGCCGTGACCTGTACCGCTGTTTCCTGCTGACCACCAAAGGCAATAATCAGCCCGGTCACGAACTGTGCCAAAGCTGCCCAGAACTTCCTGCTCGTCAGTTTCCGTTTCCAGTCAATCATTTGCTCTTCCTCCTTCTTGTGACTTCTTTGAAATTGTCAGGCAGATCATGCTCGTTGTACGGCTCATGCCAGTCCGCATGACCGTTCCGGATATCCTGCATCGCCTGCCTTGCGTTGTCCTTCACCGCCTGGAACTTTTTCTTCCCGGTCGCCTGTGCAGGCAGTGAGGATGTATTGAAGTTTGTGGAGTTCAGTTGTTCCCAGATTCTTTTCTTTTCCTGTGCCTTCGCAAAGGATTCCCGGATAGACTGCTTCGTACTCTTTGCCATGCGATCACTCCTCATTGATGGAGGTCATTCACATGGGTTTCCAGGGCAATGATACGCCCTTCCAGGTTGTTGTGCTTGCCGACCTTGTCCTCAAGCTGTTTGAGCCTGTAATCCATCAGCGCGGTCTGTTTCCGGTTTGAAAGGTAAACGCCAAGGAAAGAGAACAAGGCCGTCACGGCACTTGCGGCAAATGCAATCCATTCCATATTCTCACCGCCTTATTTCTGGAACCGCTTGTAACGGTTGTCCTCGAATACTTTCTTGACCCGTTTCCTTGTATTCTCGTCCGCTTCCTTGTTTTCGGTTCCGTAGCCTTCACGCTGTTTCCGGGCATTGTTCAAACGTTTGGTAGTACTCTTTATGCCGGTTTCCTGCGTTTCATTGATATACCGCCGGGTCTTGATTCCCTTCGTGCTGATCTGGTCGCGGTCATTGTAGATGCCAAGGTTTTTGTACCTGTCATACCATGCCATTAGGTTTCATCTCCTTCCTCTTCAATCGCCGTCACCGTCAGTTCCGGAGTATCCCCAGAATCATCCACCGTAATCAGGTAGTCTGCCGTTTCCGTACTCAGCGTGATCGCTTCTTCATTGATGTTGTCCGGGATCGCTGCCTTCAGACTGAGGAACATACTGTGAAACAGTGTCACCATGTCAGCCGTGGGCTGGGGGACTCTTCGCCAGTACAGCGGATTGTGGCACGTTGTTCCAGCGGATGCCGCATTGTACAGTTCGTAGGGGATACCGTCCGTGAAGACAACCACATCATTCACGGAATAGCTCTTGCTTCCGTCATAGGCTCCTTGGTACTTCATTATTCTTCGCCTCCGTTATGGAAATAGGTTTCGCCCTTGATCCGGAAACCGTCCGGGCCAAGGAGCAGGACTGTGTGCTGTGGCACATTGCTTTTTGCTGCGACCGACAGCAGAGAGTGGTACTGCGCTTCGGCATCTGCCTGTTCCGCATGGGCATAGGGAATGGCAGAACCAGTAGAGGCAGTGGTTTGGAGTTCGATGACATAAAACATTTAGATCATCTTCCTTTCTTTATATTAGTTTGTTTTAACTGATTTGATGGGGGTTGTGTTATTTCGTTATTTTAATAAAATGCCTTTTGCTAAAATAGTAATTTTCTGCTCACTATATTTTCATCAACATAACAGTAAAAGGTGTTCCCAAAAAGGTTGCATCACTTGTTTTTATTCTAACCCCGTTGTTTCCATCAGCCATGCAGACAATATTCGGATTGTTTGAATACCACACCCCATTCGCTGTCTTTGTTGCGTATCCAACAATAACACAGTTTGAAGCATTGAACCCTGTCGGATAACTTACTTGTACTTCTGTATTTGCTGTTGATGACATTGTGCCAGAAACGGATGTGGTTTTGCTATTTAACGAATAAGTTCTCAATGTTCCATTGCTACATGTTACGGTAACATCAACGCCATCTCTGCCCACAAGTGTGGCAATCCAATAATTTGTTGATTGCCTCTGCATATATCCGATAAAATCATTCCACGCTGTAAATGGAGCAAGGCTTGTATCCGTCCCTGTATGAATTCTGATAAATTTTGTTTGATCTACGGGAAGTGATGCGGCTATTGTTCCAAGCGCAGATTGAATATCTGTCAGTTTTGCATATGCGACGCTGTCATAACTTGTTGAAATTTGGTCATTTAACGAATTCCATTCCGTCCAGCCATTACTCGTTAAAGACCTTTTGTATTCATTGTTATTATTTAGAACTCTGTATGTTTGGAATATTCTACTGGATGTGTCATCAGTATTTGCGATTTCAACGTGTAAAACGCCTGCGGAAGATACAGGAATATTCGCCACTGTGGGGGAAACCGTAGTGTTAGCAACTCTGTAATAACCGGGAGTTTTATAGTTATTAAAATCAGCATTCGATGGTACATTTTCTCCAAACGATGCAGTCGCAATCTTGCCATTTAATATAGCAACATCTTCCCCAATTAGCGTAACCGCACCCTTTGTCAACGCACTCAAGTCAGACGCAGCAAACGCTGTCCCTGCACTTACATTCGACAGCGCTTTGTACCCACCGTCAGCAATACCACTGATGGTCGAATTCTCAACAAGGACATAATCTCCCGTGGACACATTTTTAGATGCCTTGTTGCCATTGATAATAATGGCAAGACCGTCCATATCGGAATTGTGGATTAATTCCAATGTGAAATCACTTGCCTGTTTTCCGCTGTCAACCAGATCACCGTTGGAGTCAAGTCCTGCGAAGTGACCGCTGGTCGCACTCGTTACCTTGTTCGCCTTCTTGCCGATCTCTGTCGCAACCTTCGTGCTGTCCGACTCGGACATATCAATCGTGTTGCCGTAGATGTTCTCTGCCTGTCCGGTATCGCCCTTGGGAATCCCAAAGTCAAACACCGGAGCAGTATCAGGGGAACCACTCCTGCGCTCAACGGTCGCTTGCGATCCGGGAAGCAGTGTGGTCACCGTACCGATCTCAATGTCCGGTACAGTACCTGTCGCCCCCTGTGCATGGACATTGGTATCAACAAACGCCTCAGTAGAGGCATCCCAGACCATCCAATTTCCGCTTACAGGGTCAACATAGGGATAATGCAGCACCGCACTCTGGGCAGCGTCTTTTGCGGCTTCTGCGGCTGTTTTCGCTGTGTCTGCTTCCCCGGCATAGTACTTGCTGTTGTTGTGGTAGGCAGGATCGCTGGAACCGACATCCGTGCCGTTCCGCTTGCCGATGGCGTAGGCTTCCGCATCCTCGGCACTGTCTTCCGCTTTTCCCTGTGCGGTTTCAGCAGCCGTCTTCGCCGCCACCGCATCGTCCTTCGCATCATCGGCATCCTCGGCTGCGTTCACCGTTGCGACCTTCAGTGCTGTCATCTGCTCCAGCCATGCCTCCTGTGCGGCAGGCGTGGTTCCGTCCGCATCATTGATCGCTCTGCTGATCCGGGTCACCACAAGAATGCTCTTGCCTCTCTTGACCACGGAGGAGTTCTCTTCCTCCTCCAGCCAGATCTGCATCAGCCCTGTGCCTTCGATCTCGCCCAGATCACCGTTCGTGATCTGCCATGTCAGGATGTTGTCTTCAAAAGTGGTAGCGGCGATGTACGCATCCGCTTCCGTTTCCCCCGGACGGATATGCACAATGCTCGGCACTCCGTCAGGCATCTGTTGCATCCACTTCGTCATGTCGATCTGGATCTCCCGGAAAAGCTTCTCCCCGGTGAAACCGATGTCAATGGCACTTGGCATCTTGTTTATTTCATACATAACGATCACCCCTTATACTGCGGTCCCTGTATATTTGTACCAGCTTGTCCATGCGGAGCCTGTGTATCTTCTTCTGAACACAGCGCCCACCGTAACGATCTCTTGAAGAAGATTTGTGGTATATTCGCCGTATGCGTTCAGGCTGTACACAAACACATTCCCCACATCCGACCATCCGCTCGGTTTGTTCTGTGACATATACGCCGGGTTAATTTCATAAACGCCCGGTTTCACAAGGTTGTTCATGTTTGTCTCAGTAGTTGTCAGGCACTCAATGCCGCCACGAATCACCCATTCGTCATTGGCTGCTCCGATGACATTCCTTGTTGTCCAAATGGAAGGGTTTTGCAGTACGATTGATTCATCGGACTGGCTTGTCAATCTGGGTGTAATGGAACAACGGTGGTATTGATTATTGTTTTCGTCCATCAGGTTGAACCAGATTGTCGGAACATATCTGCTGTAAGCGGATAAATACTCGACATCGCACAGCACCATCGATCTGAGCGGTGTGTTGTTTGCCAGAGTTAAATCGCCAAATCCAATCTGCGCTGTCTGTGAATTGACGGTATAGCTTTTGATAATCCCATGCTCACCGAATGTCCAGTCCCCGGATTTCATCAGCTTATCCTGTGAGCTGATCCTGAAGTTTGTGGATTCTACATCAAACACGCCGCCTGATGCGATCTTCACATACTGGCTGCCTGAAACATCAATCCCGGCGGTAGTGATCGTGATACCGCTTACCTTGTCATACTTGTTTCCGACCTCGATGTTGATCTCACCGATCACACCGGAGATGGAAGTATAGTTTCCGTCATCATCCTTCAGCAAAATCAGGTTCTTCAGTTTGTCGCCAAGGTCTTCCGTACGCAGCCGTCCAAACCTTCTGTAGATATCATCAAATATCTCATCCAGTTGGACAACCAGCATTTTCTCCTGCCTGTCCCAACCGCTCGGCACTCTGAGTGGCTGATGCTGTTGTATGGTCGAATACTTGTCTGCCATTCAATCACCTCAGTCCGGGTCGGTCTCCACCACCATCTGAATGCCGCCTGTCAACCGCCATACCGCATCCTGCTGGCTGATGGTCTCGATAATCAGCTTGAACTTCCTGCTTGTGCCGCCGAAGCGTACCTTCTTCTGTTTTGCCTTGAAGGTAGTGGTCTGTACGGTCACGTTCTTCGTCTTGATCTTCTTCTCCGTCTGGATAGAAAACCGGAAGGTCACCGGGCCGCCCTTCACTTCCGGGGAGAAGTAGACCTCATAACCGCCCTTGGCGTAGCTCTTCCTGCCGAAGTCCATCCACGGCGTTTCCCATTTCGTGGGCTTCCCGGAACACACGCCCGTTTCCCAACTGTCAAAGTTGATGATGAAGATCTTCCCCGGTACGGAGGAACTGGTAGCGTACAGCGCATCCTCCGTTGCCAGCATACTCTCAATGTAGATGTCCGTGTAATACAGGAAGGTTCCTTCCTCGGTGTCATACACAATCAATGCGTTATTCACCGAGGAGTTCCCCGTGGGGATCGCCAGATAATATTTATTCTTGTACAGTACAGCGCACATCTGATCCATCGCAGAACGGTTCACCGTCTTCCATAACCGCTCGATCATCGGTCTCCGGAAATCGGAAACGCTCAGTCCGTCATACAGGCTGAGTCCGTCCGTCTCTGCCATGAAAATGCGCTCGGTGTCCACCGCTATCGTACCGACATACGGTGCACCGCCGCCGTACTGTTCCTTAAAGGTGTATTCCCCCGGATCGGTTCCGAGGATACGCCATACTCTCGTTTTCTTGAAGGCAAGGAGCTGGCTGCCGAAGGCTCTCAGTGCGGTGAAGGAATCGCCGTCCCAGCTTGGCTGGTTGATGTCCCCGGCTCCATCCTCCGGTTCTTCGCCTTCGCCTGCCGCCGTCCAGTTGGTCGGATCATAGGGTCTGGAGTAAACCAGCATATCCGGGTCATCCGGAATCGCTCCTCCCCAGATCCGCTCTGCGTACCGCTCAATCACGCCGAACTTCTTGCCGTTGGTGTCCACCTTGTCCACCGTCCAGTTCGGATGGTTCACCGTTGCGGTGTACGGGGGAGTGATGATAATCATCCCGTCAAGGCTGTTGCTCATCAGCAGGACATCCACACTGGAGGCAGACCCAGCCGGGTTAATCTCGTAGGTCGCAAAGCTCCATACGTTGCTCTGCCATGCCGTTACCCCCGTAGGGAACGGAAGCTGTGTGAAGCTCCCGGTATCCATGCTCTGCTTGTAATAAAGTTTTCCACCAGCGGCGATGACCATCCAGTCCTTGCTTCCGGTCCCGGTGTACCACCGCCGATGGAAACGAGCGAGTGTCTCAATCCTGACTCCTGTGAAGGAATAGTCGAATACCGTTGGAGCAGCCATCGGCTGAAGTACGCCTCTGGGAGTCTCCACGTTCTCCGCAGTCATGGCGTACCGGAGATCGCTGGCGATTTCGCTGTCCTGCTTCAGTCCTGCGAATGCAGGCAGGAAAACATCAGCATCATAGGCTTTCAATGTAAAGTACGCCATTCAAAACACCTCACTCCGGGATATTGATGAAATTGCGGTACTTCTTCTGGCTGCCGTCCTCGTTGAATCCGTTCTTGCCGCCAGCATCCGCAATCCTTGACAGCAAATCCATAAATGCCTGCCAGTAGGCTCTCCCCCGGTTCTGTTTCTGGGGGTTGCCGTTCCTGTAGATCAGCCATGTCGCCCAGTCGGCGATATACCTGTGAATCCACTCAGGAAGCTTCGGCTCATCGCCGTCATTCTCCAGCTTCGGATACTCGGTCGATGGCACATGGTTGCTGTCCCATATCGTGACAATCTTGTCATACCCTTCGTTGATGTAGTCATCAATGTGCGGTGTATAATCGCCCAGATCGTCAGCATCATTATTGGTCTGGAACATAACGTGTTCCTGAAGTTCCGAAAGGGTCACGGCTCTCACTCCTTAGATCTGGTAGTCCTGCATATCGTACTTCTGCTTGAGCTGTACAAACACCGGAACCGGAACCATCACCCGTTCACCGCGCTTCACGCGCCAGGTCCATTCCCTGGCTTCGTTCGCGATGGTAACGTGTTCGTACTGGTCCACCTTCAGTCCGCTGCCTTCCTCTTCCAGCTTCGGCAGATAGACCTCGACCATCGGTCCCTTATAGCCTGCCTGCTTTTCTTCGATCTTGACCGTCAGCCCGTCATCCAGACTGACATTGCCGTAGTTCGGTTCGCTCTCTTCGATTTCGATTTCCTCGTCTTCCAGGACGGGGTTCTTCTTGGTTGCCATGTTTGTTCTCCTCTCAATTAAGCACTGGGTGTGCTGTCAACCAGCATTGCCAGCGAAATGGAAATGTCCTTCAGAATCTGGGTTTGGATCTGGGGCCATGCTTCGTCCCCGTACTTCTTCTCAACCGCAGCGATGTTCGCTTCGACAACATCCTGTCTGGTTTCAGTGTCTGCCATATGAATCTCTCCTTTCAAAAAAAGGGACTCCTGCTGTTACACAGGAGTCCCGGAATACCTTATGCCTATCAGGCACTGACCGCGTGTTCAAGCCGGACAATGAAGTCATCCTGGAGAACCGCGCAGGCAAAGAACGGTACTTTCCAGGCAATGGTTCCTCTCTGATCGTTTTAGTACCCTCGGTTTCCCGATATTTAGCAGGGGAATAGACTATATCTTCATCCGTTACCGGATGTGTGGCACTTCGGAATACGGAGTTTCACCGTAAACCTACTCCCATACGGGATAGTCGTTACACCTTCCTCTTGCGAGGCTTGGCACGGGATCGGCATGACCTTTATAGTTGGCTTTAGCTTTCCCCGTTAGCAGGATCTCTCCCACACCCTGTATTTACAGGTTCACCACATTTTCAAGCCGCATTGCTGCGACATGCGCCCGATATGTTAAGCGGATCATCAGTTCCGGAGGAACCAAGAGGTTTCACAATGATGCGGATGTTGGGCTTGCCCTTGCCGCCCAGTTTCACGCAGCCGAACGCATTCTGACCGTAGATGATGGAGGCATGGACAGGTACGCTGTTGCCGCCGCCGGTCGGAACGATCTTGCAGGTGTTGGTCTGGGTCCAGTTGTTGGTTGTGCTTGCTTCAGGCTGCCAGCGGAACACAACCTTGGTCTTGTTCGCAGTGCCGCTGGGATAGATGCGCTCAATGCACATCAGGGTCTTGTAAGTGCTGCTGTACTGCACATACACCAGCTTGCCGGTCAGCTGACGGGCGACATCCTCGGTCATGGTCTCCTGGATGATCATGGACCGCTCGTCACGGTTGTAGTTGGAACCGTAGGCAGCCAGGTCGGCAGTGGTTCCGTACAGGTAGCTCTCAGTGTCGAACACCTTGGCGTTGTCCACTTCAAAGAACTTCACCTTGTAGATGGTTCCCAGTTCGTACCGCTGTACGCGGGTATCGTTCTGGTACTGTGCGACCGCGATCCAGTGGGAATCACCAGACAGATCGTAGTAGGTCTCGTGGCTGATCTTGCTGTGGAAGAAGCCGTCAGCGAAGGGCTGCGCGCCTTTCTTCTTCAGATTCCGGACCGCCTTCTTGACCATTGTGTAGTTGATCAGGTCTGTACCGGCGATAGAACCACGGGCAGAGATTGTGCCGGGGAACATAACGTTCAGACCAGCGCAGATCGCATCACGGCCCACAGTGTCGATGGACAGGGCAGCCTGACGGTTCAGACGGTCGGACATCGCGACAGTCTTTTTGTCAACGTGCCACAGGTCGATTTCATCGGTGTAGTCCATGTAGCCGCCGTACTGTTTGGTCATGACGGAGAACGCGGTCTCGGTCAGACTCTGCGGATCGGGGGTAACACCTTCGGCCAGAGGCGTGGTGACCGCCGGAAGCTCGGTGTAGCGGAAGAACTTAACGTGCTTGCTGCCGCTGTTCATCGGCTGGTCGATCATCTGGGCATCGGTCAGATATCCCAGGTTGGGTTCTACGTTTTCAAGCGCCCTGCGCTGGAGATAGGATTCCAGCAGAGTCGGCGCAATGCCGGAAGAATAGGAATAATTCATGGTAACACGCTCCTTAACTTAATTTGTAGCGTGCCCCCTCCGAGATTTTTTTCTCAAACCGCCGGAACTGCTCATCGGACATATTCTCGATCGCGTTCGGCGTATGAGCGGTTGCCCCGTTAGGGGAACGCATTGGCGCGGGAGCTTTCTTCTTCGCGGCTGGTTTGCTCTTCTGCTCTTCCAGCACATCGTAGAAGTCCATCTCTCCGCTGACGATTTTCGCTTTGATTTCGGGGTCACTGTCCATGATGGCAATGACATCCACGCCGGTACGGTTCTTGATCTTTTCTGCCTGGTTCACAAGCATATTGATCTGCGCCTGCTGCACCGGGTCTTCCTTCGGTGCGTACTGCCCGTTGGAATTTCTCGGCTGGGTCTCCGCAGTCTGCGGTTCAGCCTTCGGCTGGCCTTGACGGTACCGCACCAGTTCCCTTGCCGTTTCCAGGTCCTTGACCTTTCCGCTGGCAACCAGGTCCTTTGCGTCCATCTCAATCAACCTGTCCATCAGAGGAGCCATCTTCTGCTCATACTCGGCTCGGACTTCTCCTCTGATCTGCTCCGAAAGTTTTGACACTTCCTTGTTCCACCGTGATTTGAACCATCCGGGTTCGCTGGTACCTTGCGCCTGTTCCGGTTCCGCGGCTGGAGCTTTCGCCTCTTCATCCGTGAAGGAATCGAGGTCTTCTTCGGGTTCACCCATTTCTTCTTCGATGACTCCTTCTTCGGGCGTGTCGGCCGCCTCAAAGTCATCATTCATTTCGACCATGGTCTCCTCGTTTTCCAAAGGAATTCTCCTTTCGCGCCCTCGCAAATCACGGAGCGTGTGTTTTTATATGCAAAAGCGCCGCAGCTCACGGCGCTCATTGCCATAAATTATTTGAATATTTAAACTGAAGTTTAAATAAGC